TTTTTAGATTCACTTTTCTTAGTATCTAAATATTCAATACCATTAACAAATACAAATGTCTTATATCTTTTATTTCCTTTATCATCATCATAACTTTGTACTCTTAATGAACCATCAACTAATAATTGGCTACCCTTATCCATGTATTTGCACAAATTCTCTGCTTGTTTATTCCATACTTGGCAATTTATAAAATCTGCTTCTCTTTCTCCATCATCATTTGTATAATTTCTATTTACTGCTATTGAAAAATCACATACTGATTTATTTGATTTTGTTTCTTTTAATTCTGGTTTCTTTGTTAATCTTCCTAATAAAACAACTTTATTCATTTTTATTCTCCTTTTCAAAATATTCTTCTACTAATTTCATTGCCATTTCTTCATTAATTGCAATGCCTACATACTTTCTTGTATTTTCTCTTAAATACAATCCACTTAAATATTTAACTTCTTTATCATAACTTTGCTGATAACCAATTCTATACAAGTTTAATTGGTATCCTAAGTAATGCTTGTCTAAAGTTGCTGTTCTTTTTATATCACCTATGCCTATACTGCCTTTTATGTCTAAAACTAAATCTAATCTACCTGCTGCCACTGGTTTATTATCTTTAAAAAGTAATATTGGAACTTCATTATCTATTACATTGAATCCATAATGTTTCTTTAGAAATATAAAGTTTTTAACTTCTTTTAAATTGCTTATTTCTCCTTTTTTGCAATATCTTTCTATTGCTTCATGCACTTCAGTTCCTTTTCGTGCAGCTCTATTTAAAACAAACTTATCTATACCTGCATATTTGTTTTCAAATTTAATTTTCATTATTTGAGTAATGCTTGGTAATATTACACCATCACAAATGTAACTGTGTGTATCATCTATGTATTCAAGTACATGCCCTTTTATTTCCCAACTACTCATCTTTTACTTTGATCCTTAAGCTTGGTTTAACTACACTTATCTTGACATACTCATCATATAAATCAGAATGTTCTTCCCTAAATGTTTTACTATCAAATGTTTCTTTTGTAGTTTCTTCAACTCTAGTTATTGTTAATTCAGGCATATCAATCTTGATAATTTCTCTTTCACCCATTTGTTCTAATAGTTTTGCTTTGTAATTATCTTGTAATTCTTTTAATTTTTTTATTTCTTTTTCAATATCAACAATAGTTTTTATTGTTTCTTTCTGTAATCCATATGTTCCATTATCATACTTAACTATATCCATTACTTAACCCCTTTCTTATCGTTAATTGCTTTTACAATTTCACTTGCTTGTTCTATTGTTAATTCATCTATGCTTGAAACTCCAAATTTATCAAACAATGATTTTTGACTTTTCTCAGTTAATTTGCTTATTATTGTTCTTTGATTTTCAGTTATTCCAGATGCTTTCTTTTCTTCTACTGGTTCTTTAAACTCATCAGCTTCTGCTTCTGAATATATCCCTGCATATGCTAATTTAGATTTTTTTAAAACCACTCTATCAAAGCATCTTTTAAATGCCATTGCATATGGATAATTGTTTTTCCCATTTTCTGAATTAAATTCACCAACTTCATATGTATCATCATCTACATATGTATAAACCAAACTATTCTTATATCCTTCCTTGTCTAAAGTAAAACATTTTGAATTTACTTTATTATCTAGTTTGTCATTTATTTTTAAACAACCATTGTGGCTTATTATTAGACCTGTATATGCCATTGTTTCACCACTTCTTGTTTTGTTCATTAATATCCAAAAGTCTGCTTCTGATAGATCATACTTTCCACTTTCTATCATTTCTATTGCTTTCTTTTTACTTTCTCTATATTTTGGGCTTTGCCACACTGGTAAGTTTTGTTCTTCTTCCTTTTCACCAAAGTTATATTTTTCTTTTGTCATAATTCCTCCCTAAAATAATCTGCTTTTTTCTGCTTCTCTAAAACAGTCTTCACAATAACTTCCCCCATAAGTGCCATTGTCATCAAAATCCCCTATTTCTTGACCACATATTTCACATATTTTTCTTAATGCAAATACTCCTACTGTTTTTCCAGAATATTGACATTTCTTTTTGCCTATACAATCAACTACTCCTAGTTTTAATAATTCGTTTAATCTAGGTGCTGATAAATTTCTTTCATTTGTTTTTGCATAACCTCTTTCTTGCATTTCTACACTTATCTCTTTTGCTGTAAGACCTTCTGGATAATCACTTAATATGTCTTTTATTTGCATATATCTTCTTTGTTTGTTAATGCTTTCATGTGATTCTCTTCTAGTCTCTACTAATGGATTTGTTCCTACTAATCTTTCTTCAAACACTTCTTGTTTCCCTCACTTTCTGAATTTCTAATTCTCTTAGATCTTCTTCAGCTTTTAATAGTCTTAATGCTTGTTCATCTGTTATTCTTCCTATAACCTCATTTGCAAACAAACTTTGTAATCTGTGCAGTTCTTCTGATGTCTTACATTCTTTAATCATTTTTTCTAATTCTTTGTTACTTGTAAATTTCATATCTTCACTCCTTAAATTCTTCTAGCATTTTTTCTAATTCTTCTTTTTCAATATCTGACATTTCATTTTTTTTAAATTCTTTCCCATACCAACTTGGTAAAGTTTCTTCTTTAGTTTTAATTTCCAAATTTTGCCAAATAATCCCCTTCCAATTGTTTGCAATTGAGTTTTCAATTAGTTTTACTATTTTTTCTTCCCCATATTTTTCACTTGCTTTGATAATCTTTCCAACTAATGTTTCAAATCCAGTTTGCTTATAATATTCATTTCTTTCAGCTTTATAATCTAACCATTTATTTATTTCATTTTTTAATAAATTAGAAATATTTAAATTAGAAATATAAAACTTAAAACTTAAAATACTTGTTTTGTTACCCTTTTTGATTTCTATTTGATTTTCATTTGATTTTGATTTGATTTCTATTTGATTTGTTTTTTTAGCACTATTTGATTTATTTTTTGAAACATTTAATTGTGATTTTAAAGTATTGAATATCGCTTGATTATGACCACTTAAATTTGGTTCAATATCCTTAAATACATAATCAGTAATTGCTACCAGCAATTCTTTTTTATCTTTAATTGATATCGTATCTATTAAGTTGTAATAATCTCTATAAAAAGTAAAACTATTGATATTGTTCATTTTATTTCTCCATTTCTGCTTCTAGATATTCATAACTAAATAAACTTACCATTATTGTTATTAATCCTGTATATGCTCCAAATGCTGTATAACCATATCCTGCTATTATCTTTATTGAATCAGTTAATATAAAAGTTATACTTGATATGAATATTAGTGCAATTAGTACATTTTTCCATTTTAACCTTTTCATTCTTTTATTCTCCTTTATTTAAGTTTTTCATTCGCTTTAAATAGTTGATATTGATGTTGAAATATTTAACTACTTTTTCCATTGGCACCATGCCATCAGGTAAATAGTATTTATTACCTAATTCATTAGCTATTTCTTTTTTTATTTTTACTGCTTTATCTCTACCACATTTGCCTATTTTGGTGATATCTGTTGTAGTAGCCCATTGTTGATCTATAAGTTTTAAGATTTCTTCAGCATTCATTTCTACTCCTTTCTTTGACCACATATTTTTGCGCTTTTAAATGTCACTATTAGTAACACTTGAAATTTTAAAAAAATCAGCTAAATTACATTTAAAGATTTGAGCCATCTTGCTATAAGTTTCAATTTTTACATTACCTGGATTAGTCTCATAATCGTTATATGTGGCTCTAGATATCCCAAGCAATGAAGCAGTTTCCTCTTGAGTTAGTCCTCTCTTTACTCTTAAACTTTTAATATTGTTTCTAATAAGAGCAATTTTATCTTCCATATTTTTACCTCCTTATGCCTCAATTATATGTCACTATAAGTGACTTGTCAATACTTTTTTTACTACTTGTGACATTTTTGTTTACTTTTTGACACTTTTGGTGTATTATATTATCAGAAGGAGTTGATAAAATATGAACTATTTATCTAATAATATTAAGTTTTTAAGGCAGCAAAAAGGTTTAACTCAAGAAGAACTTGGTAAGGTTGTTGATAAAACACGATCATTAATAAGTGCATGGGAATCCAGTGATAGAGAAATTTCAACACAGGATATAATTAAATTGTCCAATTATTTTAATGTACCAATGGATATTTTAATATCAAAAGATTTAAAATTAGAGCAAGCAGGTTCATTTGATGAATTAGAACTCCTCTTTTCAAAAACAAAAGATATATTGACAGATGATGACAGAGATATGATTCGATTTGTCATTGAAAAAAGAAAAAAGGAAATCGATAAACAATTAGAAGAAAAATAAGTATGCTAGTATAGGTGCTTGTTAAGAGGTGATATTATGAATTTAAAAAATCTATTAAATAAAGTTATTACTCAACAAGACTTATTAAATTATTACAATACAACCATTGTATATGACAAATTACCTATAGGAATAAATGGTGTAGTATTTAATCATAAAGGAATAAATACTATTATTATTAATCAGGATTTATCATATTACAAAAAGAAAAAGACTATTTTACATGAATTAGCCCATATAGAACTAAATCAGTTAAATCAGTCTAATAAAGATTTATTTGCTTTCTATGTAAATAAGTATGAAGATGAAGCAGATAAATATATAAAATTTTTATTAAATTGTGAGGTGGAAGATGAAAAAATGCAAATATTGTAAAGAAGAAATTGATAAAAATGCTAAGATTTGCCCATACTGTAGGAAAAGACAAAGTTATACGAATTGGATATTTGTAGGAATTGTATTTTTACTTGCTATTATAGTAGTAGCTACAAATGGTGGATTCAATAACACATACAATGCAATTAAATATATAAATGAAAATTATGAAAATAAATTAGAAATAAAAAATGACAAAGGTTCTGTTAATGCATTTGGAATTATATCTTGGGAAGGAGATTTAGTTAACACTACTTCTAAAAAAATGAATAATATTGTTATTAAATATACTTGTTATACAAATGATAGACAAGAAGTAGGAACTGCAGAAGCAAAAATAAAATATATCAATTCAAATGAGACATTACATTTTGAAGCGACAGGAACTGGCAAATATGCAGCTGATATTAGTTGTACATCTAAAATTACACACTCAATATTAGATTAAAATAAAAAACTTACCCCTTCGGCAAAAGGGATAAGTGTAGAAATACAAAACTTAATTTATATGTGGTCAAACATATCGAATGAAAAGGAGTATTCCCTTTATTCATATTAAATTTTGCATTTATATTATAACAAAATAATAGATATTTGTAAATAAAAGGAGTTGATAAAATGGCAATAGTTAAACTAAAACCCACAAAAGATGGTAGGCAGTATTCATTTAAAGTTAGATATACTGCATTAGATGGATCTAATAAACAATATTTATCTAAAAAATATGCTTTAAAAAAAGAAGCTCAAGAAGCTGAAAGACAATTCTTATTAACATTAACAGAAAAAGTGCATAAGCCAACAATGACATTTAAGGATTTATTTATGGAATTGGATTCATATAAAAAAAGCACTATTAAAGTTACATCATATGAAAATTATCCAAAAATGTATAATCATTTGAAAAATTTAAACAACATAAGAGTTTGTGATTTCAATACAACACATTTTAACTTATGGAAAGAAGAAATGAATAAAACAAACTACTCTACTACATATAAAAATAATATTTATAAATTTTTAAGAATGTCTCTTAACTTTGCTAATACTTATTTGAACATAAATACAACACCTATATTGAATAAAATGACAGGTTTTAATAATCCTAATGAACTAAAAAAAGAAATGGAATTTTATACATATGAAGAATTTAAAAAATTTATAGAACAAGAATCTGATATTAAATACAAAACATACTTCGAAACATTATATTATTGTGGATTAAGAAAAGGAGAAGCAAATGCTTTAAATTGGAAAGACATTAATTTTGATAATCACACATTAAATATAAATAAAAACTTATCTAATAAGATAAAAGGCAAAAAATATATTGTAATCCCAACAAAAACTAAAACAAGTAATAGAATATTACCTATTCCTGAAATATTGTATAATGACTTAAAAACACTATATAATGAGTATTCAAAATATGATAATTTTAGTAAAACATGGTTTGTATTTGGCGGTATATTCCCACTAGCTGATACTACTGTGCAAGTTAAAAGAGATAAAAATTGTCAACTAGCAAATATTAAAAGAATAAGAATCCATGATTTTAGACATAGTTGTGCTAGTTTATTAATAAACAATGGTGCTTCTATTACATTAGTAGCAAAGTATCTAGGGCATAGTAATATATCAACTACTCTAAATACATACACACACATGTTTAAAAATGAATTTGATGAAATAATTAATACAATAAACAACTTAAAATAACAAAAAATGGTATATAAATGGTATATAAAGTGAAAAATCAAAATAAAAACCCTTATTTTATAAGGGTTAATTACAACAATGGCGGAGCAGGAGAGCATTAAATTATATGTTTTTATATAATTTATAACAACTAAAAACCCTTATATTATATAGGTTTATCACTTTATTATACTAACCACTAAAAGTAAAAAACTGCTTTTTTGGTATACAAATGGTATATAAAAATGAGGTGATAAAATGAAATGTAAGTACTTTACTATAAGAACTAAAAAAGGAATAAAATATAATTATTGTAAGCTCAATAAAAAAGAAGTAACACTTTCCTGCCATCAGGAATGTGTTGATAAAGAATATAAACAATATAAAACTCTTTCTAATAGGTCAAAAAAGCAAAGTAAGAAAGAAAGACAAAGATTTAGTATAATCTATCCTAATTTAGATAAATGCTGTGTATGTGGCTCTAAATGGCTTTTAACAACACATGAAATATTTGGTGGTAGAAACAGGTCTAATTCTATGAAGTATGGATTATGTTTACCCCTATGCTTAACTTGCCATGAAAATTATCAAAATGATAAAAATTTTAATGACAAATGGCATAGTATTGGTCAAACTAAATTTGAAGAAACTTATCCAAATTTAAATTTCATAAATATTTTTCAAAAAAATTATAAATAATTATTGTGTTTTACATAAAACATTGATATTATTTTACTGAGATGCATTTGATTTAGGTGTTTTCCTCTGTTCAATAAGTACCTAAAAATATTTAAAGAATGGAGGTGATGCTCATGGAAGGATTAAATGAATTATATTGTTTTAATACTAATTCTATTATACTTACTAACGCATTAAATAAGAAAAACACCGAATCATCTTTGATTGGGTGCTTTTCTCCTGGCAAATTTTATTTTGAGCAGAGATAACACCTAAGCCAAAATTCAGATGCATCTCTTTTTTATTGTATGTATAATCTCCTACCTTATACACTAAAATTATAACAAATGCCATAATTAAATGTCAATACATTTGTAACTACTTACAAACTTCCTTGACAAGTAAGTTATATTATATGTATTAAATTTTAAATGTCAATACATATATAAAAATAACTAGGATTATTCCTAGTTTTATTCTACTCAAATTCCATCATCAACATATAAATAATTAACTCTAAATCAGTAATTAATTCTTCTGCCATAATTTCCTCCTCACTATTAATATTCCATACTCATATTTAAAACTCCCCTAAAATTTGCTAATTTTTGCTATTTTTTGCATTTTTTTGCTATTTTATAATAAAAAAAAGACTAGAGATTTCTCTCTAGCCATATAGTTCTTCATATCTTTTATTTATATATTCTTTTGCCTTTACAAATTTATTGTTATCTATTTTATATTTTTCTACTAAATGTTCATATTTAGTTTCCATATCAAATATTGCTTCAAATTGTTCTTTTGAAAATATATCTGTTTTCTTTCTATTCCTTAATACTCTTTCAAAATCTAGTATCCTAAATCTTAATGATTCCATTACATCAAAGTCTTTGCTTTTTTGTAATTCTACTAGATCCTTATTTATCTTATCTACTTTTTTGTACAATTCTTCATCTTTCATATTGTTTCTTAGCCATTTAAATATCCTTGATACTGGATTAAATGGCAACTTTTGAGACTTTTCTATTATACCAAGTAATAAACCTAGTCCTGTTAAAATTATGGCTAAATTGTCATTTATTGTGTTCAAAAGGTTATTTAAGAATTGCATATCTTGTCAATTTCCTTTATTTTGGATTCTAAAGTAGCAATTTTTTTGTTTAATTCAGCATTAAGTTTTTTCTCTGCTTCTAGTTCTTTTTTTAATATATCTATTTCAGATTCTTTTTTAGGAAGTATCTTTTCCCATTCTTTATTGTATGCTATCCATTTATCTTTCTCTATTTCATACCATGTATAACCATCAGCAGTTGCTTTTCCAATTATGTTATAGATTCCTGTATTAGCAAATCCTAATATATCACCTTTTAATGATGGTTTAGTTCTTACATTTAATATCTCAGATATTACTTGTATCTGATCTACATTCTCATTTCTTTTTACTGGAGTGCCTACTCTATCTGGTACTACAGTCCATTTATAAGTTGTATATTTAATTAAATCATCTTTATGTAAAAACAATGCCTTGAAAGGTTCAAGAGCATTGTCTAATTTGTAAACATTACCATAAGGTGTTGGCACTGTCTTTGTAGGCATTATAAACTTGCCTCTTTGTACTTCCAAGTGGCAATGTTTTTGTACTCCACCTGCAGTTCCCATAGCACTATATTTTTCTCCTTGCTTAAAATGTGAATTTAACTTTGGTGGTTTATTATCGTGTCCTGTCCATAATGTCATATAATCAATAGTTCCATCTGCATATAATACTTTTTCATCGCTTTGAAATGCTATACCTCCTCCTAAATTTTGAGGGTCTATATGTACTATAGTTCCATCAAATGGTGCAGTTAAGTCTGTTACATTGTATGGATTAAGTATTCCAAAATCTATTGCAAGTGTACCTTTATGACTTCCTTCATTCATTGCTTGGCTTACCCAAGTTTTTGATATTGGAAACATTGCTCTTTGCATATTAACCAACTCCTATTTCTTGATTGTTTGTTTTTGCCATAATAAGTTTATTTAAGTTATGGAATATATCGTAAGTACCACCTGCTAATAAACCACTTAATGCTATTGCTAAAGAAAAGTCTTTTGTTATAATCCACTCTATTATTGCTATAATTAAACCTATTAATATATTTTGTATTGGGATTAAGTAATTACTAACCCACTTTGATTTTTTTGATACTATTCCAAGTACCCAAGTAACTATTATTGTTACTAATGTTATTATTTTTTCTAATTCCATAATTTCCTCCTACCATAATCGTAATGTATATACTTCTCCTGCTACTTTTGTAGTACAATCTGTTTTTGTTAATCCTGCTATGGCAGTTTGACTTGTAGCCAAAAGTATTACACTATTTGTTCCTGTTATAAGACTTAATTTATTATCAACTATGTTATATAAACCTGCAGTATAACCTGCTAAAACAAACACTAGGTTTGTATCAATAGGGTAAGCATTTAATGAATAACCTATTGTTCTTGTAGTATCACTTGAATTGTAAGTATAACTTCCTATTTCAACACTATCATATATTGCTACACTATCGCCTATTTTAATAATTCTACCATATAATTTGTTATCAGTATTTCCATAAGATAAAAGCAATGTATCATTATCAATTATGTTCAATCTGTAATAAACTATTGGATTTGTAACATTATAAGTTCCCAAATTTGTTGTGCTACTAATTGAAACACTATTGCCACTTATACTTAATTTTGATAAATATAATGTACTGCTACTGTTATATATCAAAATGTGTTGATTATTAACTTTCCTATATATTCCATAACTTGAACTAATTTGACCTGTTGTATCGCTAGTATAAGTTAAATCACTAGGATTAAAAGTTAATATTTGATAATAACCAAATCTTCCACTAAAAAGGAACAATTTATTTGTGTCAATTTCTTCTCCTGTAATTTGAGTAGAAACAAAAGCAGATTTTGTTGTGCTGTTTGTTCCTGCTGTTAAAGTATAATTAGTTTTATTTATTGCTACGCATCTAAGGGCTTGTCCTCCTATTATATGAATATATACATTAGTATCATCTTCTGTTCTTATTACATCTTCAACAGCATAACTTGTTGAAAATTCAGTTAAATCTGTCGATTGAATAGAAAAACTTGTATTTAATTTTATTATTTGTCCTTTATGTGAACCATTGCTACTTGAATGGTACAAATGCAACAAAGTGTTATCATCTATTTTTATTAAAAATCTTTGGTCATAAGTGTTAGTTGCTACTTGCAAACTAGCACAAAATCTACTTATTCCACTTGGTGTTATTCTTATTGCATTAATTGATGAAGTATTATACCCACTTAAAAATACATATATATCATCTCTTAAATGAATTAAATTATTTGTCATTGGTGTACTATATGCAGTTGAAGTTGATTGAGAAAGTATAGTTCTTATATCGCCTGTATTATAAGTTATTTGTCTTTTTATAAAACTTCCTGCTTTTACTGTTCCTGTCAATGCTTTATAATTTGTTATTTGTGCATTTTGCATTTCTAATCCTGATGGAACATCTCCAACTAAAGTTGCATAGGTATCTAATGAAGCATTTTCAGGTACAATTACGCCTTTACTTTCCAATGCAGTTTTTAAACTTGCTTTATCATTTTTAATTCTTTGTATTTCACTTGCTATACTCATACTACACCTCGCTTAATTGTTGCTCTATATCGCCAAGCATTGTGTTTATATATGTTACATCATAAACATCTCCACTTGTAGTTGAAGTAGTATTTTTAACTTTAGACACATCTAATTTTCCACTTATATCTTGTATTTCTCCATTAGTAACTGTAAATGTATCAGTGCCACCATTAGTATATGTAATAGTATAAGTATCAACTAAACCACTCGTGCTTGTCTTGGAAGTGTTTACTATTCCATTACCTGTAGAACCCATTTCTCCTTTTAAATTAACATAATCATAATTAGATTGCCCTTCTTGTCTTATACCTAGACTTGTGCCTTCCCAATTATATTCTATTGATTTGCCATCTATTCCATTTGTTCCATCTTTACCATCTTGCCCATCAAAATAGTCAACTCCTTTTATTGGTGTATAACCATCTTGACCTTTTTCTCCTCTTGCACCATCTTGACCATCAAGTATTTCTACTTCTTGTGTAGTACCATCTTTTTTAGTTATTGTTATTGTAGCAGTATTTTCTACTTTGGTTGCAGAAATGTCTAAATTGTCTATTTGATTTAATTTAGCATTTGCTCTATCAATCCATTCTATATATGGTTCTTCATCTCCTGTTTCTGCATTTATACTTTCCCCAACATAGAAGTAAAATATATTACTTTTAAATATAGGTATGCTTTCTCCATCAATACCTTCTGTTACTACTAATTGTGCATATACTTGACCTGTAATTGTCATTATGTTTGTTATTGGTGTTATATATGTTTCTTCTACTTTGTCTAAAACTATAAATGTTTTTTCTTTGTTTTCAAATTGTAATTCTAATCTTGCTTGTCCATTTACAAATTCATCTTTAAATGAAAATTCTAAATTGTCTTGCAAATTTTCGTTATCATTTCCTATAAAACCATTGTTTAAATATACTTGCCTTGTATTTTTTTCTATTTTTATTTTTATCATATCAAATCCTCCTTTTTTATTTAACTATATGGTATATATTCTATTGTCATTTCTGTATATTGCCTTCCACCTCTTACTATATCTCCATTTGTACCTAAAACTCTCATATAAAATGTTTGGTTTGCAGTTACCCATATTACTGCAGGTGGAATAGATAAAGATATTCTTGTAGTGCTTGTATTAAATGGCATACTAAAAGCATTTGCATCATCTCTTGTTATGTTTAACCATTTTAACCCTGTGGAACAACTATTAAAAGATAATTTTGCAGATACTTTTACATAACCCTCTTTTTTGCATTTTATTCCACCATTACTAATTTCTAAATTTCCCCCTATATTTACTGCAGAAGATAATGTTAATCTTTCATAATCACTAGATGTAACTGTATAATTGCTAGGCAATTCTGCAGTTATTATAGAAGCACTATCTAAATACAAATTGTTATGAATGTGTGTTTTTAAATAATTATGTAAATCATCGTTTTCTGCTATTGCTCCAAATGTTATTCCTTTGCCACCATTTCTTTTACTTACTAACACAAAACTTGTAGGCAATGTAACAACTTGTGTAACTGTTGTTGTTAAATCTTGTAATTGTACAGATATTTGATAAGAATTGTTTGTAGAAAGCGAACCTCCTATTACTTGAGTAATTGTAGTATTATAACTAGAAATTGATATTGTTGTCCAACTATCACCTCCTATTTTATACTTTAATGATTTTGTGTTGTAACTTGTGCTTCCACTTGTTATTGGTGCTATTTTATATGTAACTGATAATTTGCAATATGTTCCTGTATCACTTAATGTACCATTTGAAGTACATCTTTGCACTTTAAATGATGTTATTGATGGAGTAAAATATTCTATTACTTTATAAGCACTGCTTGGTTTACTTGCTGCACTTGCACTACCTCTACTATCTGTTACTTTTACTGTTGCAGTTAAACTATCTCCTTTTTGATTAAATTTTGCAGTATAAGTATATGGTGTTCCTATATTTGTTTTTGTAGTAAAATTACTAACACCACCTAATGCAGTTAAATCATAACTTGATATTGTTGCTCCTGTACCTGCACTAGCACTTGTTGTTATTGTTGGTGTTGTTATGTTTTGAACAAACAAATTACCTAATGCTGAACTATAATTTCCATTATTTGCACTTATTGTTACACTTGATATACTTACTTTTATGCTTGAATCTATTGAAAATTGTTTTGATTTTGATCCTGAAGAATAACTGCCAGATGTTATAAAAGCCCTAAAAAATATTGTATTTGTATAACTATCTTTATAACTGCTTAACAAATTAGGAAGTGTTTCAGTATATGTTCCATCTGCATTTTTTGTTTTCCAATCAACCCAAGTTGTTCCTTTTATAGAATATTGAATTTTGGTACTTCTTCCATTTGTACTTCCTAAAGTAAAATTAACACTAGAACCACTTGCTGTCATATTACTTACACTTGTTATTGTTAATGTAGGATTTATTGCAATATTAGGTAATATAATGTCTCCAGATTTACTATATATTGTGTTATATATTGGTGCAGATAAAGTTAAAGTATCACTAAATGTTCCATCTGCATTATGAGCTTGTACATAACTTCCACTTGCTCTTACTACTTCATTTGAAGTGCTATCTGTAGAACTTGAATATATTGCACTTTGCACAAATGAACCACTTGCTTTTGTAGTGTTTCCAGACTTAATACTCCATGCAAGTGCAGTATCCCATTGCCATGCAAAATATGTTCCATATGGATTATAAGCAAATTGTCTTATTTCATAATAGATTGTGTCATTTAATCCACTTCTATTTCCATATTTCATATAAAGTCTTGTATAACCTGTTAAGTTTGAACTTAATTTTGTACTTACTTCACATACTTTTTGAAAACTGGTTGTTAATGTTGCCATTTATATTCCTCCTTAATCTACCCAATATGTATTGAGATTATTTAAATCATCCTCAACTGTTACCCAATGCCCTATTTGTTGTCTTGTTAAGATTGTACTTTCGTTTATATATAACGAATTATTGCTTATATAAGCAGTTTCTTCTCCATTAGTTAAGAACTGTATTCTTTCTGGTAATATTCTTATTTTTGTTTGGTTAGTATCTGCACCTAGTTCAACATAAGACTCCCCATAATATGGACTACTACTATCAGTAATAATTCCTACTTGATAATATGCTTTTATTGTATCTATATCTTCATCATTACTATCTATGGCCTGTTGCAAATCATCTAATGTTCCTTGTATTCCTTTTTCTTCAAACCATGTTGTTATTGCATTACTTGTTTGTTCTTGTATAACACTATCAATTTGTGATATTGTTTTCCCCATTTCATTTATAATTGATGTTTGACTTGCTACTTCACTAGATATGCTTTCTGCTGTTGCAGTAATATTAGATATATTTGTTCTATTTTCATCTACTTCACTAACCACTGCATCTATTCTTTGTTCTTGTTTATTAACTATGATGTATGCTTGATTTATCATTTTATCTGTTGGTGATGCTGCTTTATATTGTGTCTCTGTTTCTTCAGGAAGTGGTGTATATATTGATTCACTGTGTCCTTGATCATATACTTCTTCATTATTAAAAACATAAGAACTATAAGTAAGAGTTGTACCATCTTTTATTGTGGAAATATTAATTTTTTGTAGAACTTCAAATCCACCATATCCTACTAATGATAAATCAAAAATATCAAATTCTATTCCATTTAAAACATTATAAATTGCCTGTATCCATTCTTCCCTATCATTACCATTCATTACTTGATTGTCTGATATTTTTAATTCTTTTGGATTTTCTGGTAATGTTGTTGGATAATATATTGAATCACTATCACCACTTCGACTTAAGACAATTGTATTAATCGGTCCAAAGTGTTGACCTAATTCTATGTTTTGGTCTTCTAATATATCATCATCTATTGTTATTGCTGTTGTTCCTAATTCTGCAAGTTTGATTTCATTACCATCAATATAAAAAAGACTAGCTGTTGCTTGTGCTATGTCTTCTAATACACTTCTATATGTATAATTTATTCCTTCATATATATCGCTTGCTATTACTTTTAAACCATTAGGTAATGATTCTATATTAGTTGTATAACCCAATTCAGTAATTAATTGTTCAAAAAAACCAAACACTGTTGTTGGATAATTTATTGTTATTGGTTGATAATCAACCATTGAGTTTAAAAACTCATCATACAATTCATTTGTATATGTTCTAGAATCAGCATTATAAGTTGATTCTTTTAAATAGTATGGTCCATATATTTTTTGTGCCGTATAAGTACCATAACTTGCTACATTTTTAAAATATATAGCAGTGTTTACAGGTAGTTCTTCTGGTAATTCAACCTCAAGTCCCTTCATAACAGTGCCGATTAATTTTGCATTAAAATATGGTTTTGCATATATAACATCATCATGATCATATGTGGTAGTAATTCCATCTATTGTATAATAAACACTTGTATTAATTCTTTTGCCTGGGCTTTGCATTATTTCTGTATAAGTCATTACATGTCTCCTCTTCTTGCTACTGCTTTTATACTAAAAGAAAAGGGTTTATAGATACCTTTTGTATTATGAGTTAATGCTGTTATAGCAGTCCCATAAAAATTCTCTGTTTTACTATTGCCTGTTCTAGAATCCTTAAATGTTACATTTTGAACTATTGGAGTTTCAATTGCATTTCTAATTGTTGTCATTTGTGTTTGATTACATTGACCAACTGATATTTTAAGTGTGTCAAACCACCCAACAAAAGTACCACTAAATTTTCCACTATTTGAGTTTCTTCCTGAGTTTTTAGCCCATACTGGTTCTATTGTATGCTCTATGCTTATTATTTTTGGTAATTCTAATAATGTTACTGCCATAAACTACCCTCCATTCCTACTAAAATTGCTATTTGATCTTATTGTTTCTAATCTTCTATTTAATACTCTTCCATCTATTGTATTAGTTAAATCAATTGTTATGGGAATCATATTTGCAAGTCTTTGTAATGTATCATCTGAAAGTGGAATAACCGCTTCTGGACCTTTCTCGCCAACTATAGCACTTCCAATATTTACTCCTGTACCTGGTACATCTATTATTCCACCTGCTGCAAGTCTTGGTAACTGTATATTTCTTAATGTTCCTAAATTTACTCCAGGGATTTTATTTACATATCCAATTAATCCATTTATTGCATTAATAGGTGTATTTATTATGCTTTCTACTGTTCTTAATGCTCCATTTATTGCTGCTTTGAATGCAGAACCTACAACATCACCAATTTTTGTACCCAAATCTTTAAATATGCCTTTTATTTTGCTCCATATTCCAGAAAAGAAAGAACCTACATTGCTAAATACATTTTTTATACCTTGCCATGCATTTTTAGCACCATTTATAGCGCCATTCCATAAATTCTTTATTCCATTTGTTATTGGATTTACAACTTTTTGTTTGAATCCATTCCATATAGATGCAAAGAAGTCTCCTATTGTTTTTCCAATAGATTTTATTCCATTCCAAAGCCAACTTCCAAAGTTTTTTATCATTTGCCAAATACCTTTTAATGTATCTAAAACTAAACCAAGAATCATTCCAATAATTCCTACTACAAATTCAACAAGCCCAGCAACTAATTCTCCTATTCCCCTCAATATTTTTTTAGCACCAGATTCCAATTTTTTTGTATCGCCAGTAAATATTCCAACCATTGTATCCCATATACCTACCAAAACATCTACAATTCCTTTAAAGAAGTAATAAACTCCTTGACCAACCATCATTACTCCAAATATAAAATCTTCCCATATTCCGGTCATATTCTTAGTTATTGTAAACAAACCTTGCTCCCAAAACTCACCAATATCTTTCCAAAAGTTCTGTATTTCTTCTTTCTTTTCACCTGATGGAAGATTACTTAAATCAACACTTGGTGTTGCACTACCACCACTTGAATCTTCACTTCCTAATATATTTAACTCATCAAAACCTAATAATTCTTTCTTTACTGCTTGTGCTCCTGCTTTCATTTTCTTAAAGTTTTTTACTGAAGCATCTGTAAACATGTTCCAATTAAACAATGCTTGTGTAATTCCATTAACTAATGATAATAATTTATACATAGCATTAATTAACCATACTACTACCTTTTCAAATGCCTTTGACATTGCAAAAGTTATATATTCCAAATCTGCTTTTACTTGGTCATTATATTGAGAAATACTAGATACTAATCTTCTAATTAACATATAGGCACTTCTTACACTAAATACTGCAAGAGCCCATTTACCAACCTTCTTTATGATACCTCCCATTGACATTTCTGTTTTATCAAGAGATTCATTAACTTCATTTAGCTGTTGCCTTTGTAATTGAATTAATTTATTTCTTGTTTGTTCAATTTCAACTTGAAGTTTTTCTAGTGCTTTTTCATCTCTTTCGAAACCTTTTCCAGGACTAGAAGCTTTTTCATATGATTGCCTCAAACTTTCTAAATATTTTTTTGTTTGTTCAATTTGACTTTCAAAACTTTTATTATCTATTTTACTTTTAATGACTAAATGTCCTCTACCCATTTTTCATCACCTCTTTTTAAGTTCTTCTTCCCAATATTTGTCTAATTCTATCTCTTCAAGAGTCTTTTTCTTTTTAATAGCCCACAACTCTTTTTGCTCTTTCCATTTTTGTCTTTCTTTTGAATCTTTTATTGTGCTTAAATCAAAATCTCTAACAAATCTAATTCTATTTAATACACAATTCTCTGTTAGACCATTCAGTAAATCAAAAAAAGTCCACAAATGCATATGTGTAGTTTCTAAGTCTATCTTATAATCACTCATAAAACTTGCATTTATTAAGGGCTCATCTTGTTCAAAACTAATATTGGGTTCTTTATCTATACTTTTTTCTTCTTTCCCACATTTAAAATATTTCTTTGCTTTTTCAAAAAAATCATTCCAATGTGTTTTATCATTGATGGCTTCATCACCAAATAATTTGTAAATTATTGCTAGTGCTCTTTCAAAATCATCTATTTCATAGTCTTGTGCTATCTTTTCACATTCTAAAGCCACTCTATAATCAGTATTTATCTTATATTTTTTACCTGCAACAATTACATACTCTGGTTTTGTCATTCTAGTATATTTTCTTCTTCTTTCTTACCATATTTTTCTTTGACTTTATTTGCTACATCATCAAGCCCTAATTTTAATTCTGGTAATATTGGTGCTATCATGCCATCATCACCTAATATGTCTTCAAACATATCCCAATATGGTTCTCTATCCATTGCTTCAAGTAATGTCTCACAACCATTTTTACCTAAAAAGCAATTTATTGCTTCCATATCTTTTCTATAAAATTCGTTCAATACTTTTGCTTTTTCTTCTTCATTATAAGAAAGTATATACTTCCCTTTTTTATCTTCTCTTTTATTAATGATTACATATTGATCTCTAATATATCTAAGATTTTGTTGATGCTTTTTGAATGCATCATTTAATTTTAATATTAATCCTATATCTCCCATATCAAATTTTAAATACTTGCCTGTATTTTCGCCATCTTCAGTATATATCGGAAACTTCAATACTTGCTTATCATTATTTTTTAACTTTATTACTTTTTCCATTATTTTGTCCTTTCAAAAAAAATAAAGGGATGACTTCTGCCACCCCTTAATCATACTTATGCTGAAACTGTCTCTGTAAATGTAGGCACTCCATTATTCATTTGTACTGTGCCAAGTTTAGGATTTCCAGAACATTTTATTGAATAAGTTAATGTAGCAGTTTGTCCACCTGCTCCACCATATGAACTTACTACAATACTGCATTTAAACTGTTGTGCTCTAAATTTGCCTGTTTCTACTTCATCATATTTGTCTATTAATAAAACATCTGTTACTGCATCATCATTTGTTTTTAGATAATATCTAATATCATTAACAAATTCAAATACATCATCACCACTATTACATTTCATTTCATCTTCCATTGTTAATGCATAGCTATTTACTGTGTTAGTGGCAACATCATCTGTTACATATGTTTCACTTGTTTCATCTGCTTCATAACTCCAACTTGAATCAGTAGTTTTTCTTCCTGCTAATCCCCATGTTGGAGTACCACCAGATGGAACTGTATTTAAAAATACTAATAGTTCACTTCTCTTAATTAAAGCCATATTTCCTCCTCTTTTATGCACTTACAATTTTTTCTGTAAGTGGTTTTATATATCTAAATACACAACTAATTCGATATATTGCTTCATCTGCATTAGTTGCAAAAATAAATCCATTAGTTGTTGCACTAATAGATTCTGGTGTAATTCCAGTTATACTTGGATATACCCCATTTAAATCATTCTCGTCTAACCAATTCCTAAAATTCTCAAAGAATTTACTATTATCTATATTTGTGGATGCTTCATCATTCCATTTGAATCTAGCATCAAACGAAAACTCAAATTGCATATACTTTTCACCACTTACATATGTTTCTATAATTGGATCATATCCTGCACCTTCATTTACTGAGTATGCTTTGTTTTTATCTACAAGATAGTTTACATTTACTGCTATAAATTCATCTAAATATGGACATGTTGCTATATAATCTCTTATCTTTTCTATCATCTTATACTCCTATCTAATTCTCTTTGTGCTGCTCTTAATATGTCATCAAAATTCTCACTTGCAGTTCTTTCTACAAAGTGTGCTCCTCTATTTGGGCCACCATGATATACAAGTGGTTTGCCGCTTGGAATCTTTGCTACACCCTTCTCACTCCAATAACCATATGTAGGACTGTAATATGCACCTTTACCATTATGAGGCATTACATAAAGTATTCCTTCATTCATATAATGTGCATATGGTGTCTCTACTGTTATTGTTCCTGGTGTTATACTTCTTGTATTAGCAATCATTATTCCACTATCTAATGGCATTTTTTCTTTCATATATTGCATAAACTCTGAGTCAATTACTCTTTGCACTCTACCACCTTCATCAAGCCCTAGATCCTTTAAAATCTCTTCCTGGCTTGGTAAGAATGCATCTATTTCAAATTTCATTTACTCACCTTTTATTGCATAGTGCTGCATATCAGAAGAACCATAGTCTTTGATAGCTATATTTGTTATCTTCATACACTCGTAACTTTCTTGCATATCCTCTATTTTTGTTACACTGCTAACTATACCTTTTACAATATAATCATCATTTTGTAATGTCCAACCTATTGGATTTGTTTGAAAGTCTTTTGGTGTTTGATAACCTTCTTCACTCATAAGGATATATGCTACAAATCCATCTTGTTTGATTAAATCTGTTCCACTTAGACCTATTCCATTATAGGAACTGAAGAAACCCTTTAAAGAATGTACTCTATATTCATTTAATTTAGTAGTTTTGTTATACCATTTATTAACTATTGTTAAGTCTTGATTAAACATATTTAATACCACAATAAAGTAATCCTGTTAATAATAGGTTTCTTCTTAATATATCTCCTATCTTCATATTTGCTTCCAATTCTTCTTTTTTAAGAATATCTTGCAAATCTTTAGAAGATGAATTACCAAAGTTTCTTGAGTAATCACCAACTTTTTCACTAGTTATTACACTTTCACTTCCAGTTATAGTTCCCATATATTTTTCTTTGATTAGTTCTTGGTTATAGAAAACTTCCATTACTTCACATATAGCATTTTTTATATTAGTCTCAAATCCTGTATAGTCTCTTCCTAATATTGCAGTATTTACTTCTGCTTCTGCCATTTGTGAATATTTATTAAATTTTTCTTGAGGGACTAATTCCCCATGAAAGGTATTTATATAGTAATTATAATCTACTAACATAATTCTCCCTCACTTTCTTATTATTAAGCACTTATTGCATTTTTCTTAACAACAATTTGTGCTGGGCTGTTTACTCTAAATGCAGTGTTGATTTCAACTTGTGCTTTAGATCCAGCAAAGTTTTCACTATCAATTATTCTAGCCATTGAGAAATTATCAATTACTGAGAATGCTTCATTGTATCCACAAATCATATCAATATTTTTAAGACTTACTGTTCTCTTAGTTCCAGTGTAATCATAGAATTGTGCATCTGATTTATCAAATGAATTACATTCAATTATTGCTAATCCAAATCTCTTCATTAATTCACCACTTCTTGTAGCTTCATCAGCATATGATGCAATTCCTAATACTTGTAATAATAAAGCATAGATTTCAGTTGATACTAATACAAAATTTGCTTTACCATGAGCATCTTTAATTTTCTTTCTCATTGTTGTTAAATAACTTACAACATTGTCTTTTGTAACTGTTGTTGTATCATTTAAATCAGTTCCTTCATAAGCCATGCAAGCAAGACCACTATATTGTCTACCTTCTCTTACTGCTTTAATTGAATCTGCTAAATATTCTTCACCAGCATTAAATGCTACTGCTGCTGCTTGAACACCATATATCTTTCTTGATTTTTGGAAGTTGTTGTTCATAACTATTTGAATTAAATCATCATCTGCAGCTTCATCTGAGAAATCTCTTCCTGGAGCTCCTACTGCTACTGCATCTGTAGTTAGTTTGTGTACAAATAAACCTCCTGCTGGTCCTTCTTCATATTTATTTGTGAAAGTTACACCTGGCATTAAAACTTCATCTGTATATAGATTTGGTTCTAATATACTTGAGTATCTTTCATCTACATTTTGTTCACCATATAATACTGCCATTTAAATCACTCTCCTCTTCTTTTTTTGGCATAATAAAAGCCAACTTAGTTGACTTATTTTTTGTAGTATGGATTATTTGCATATTTCTTATCTAAATATGCTTTTTCTTCACTAATAACTTTATTATTAGTGTTTTGAGAAAACCCTGTTGTTTTGGGTGTTTCTTCTTTCTTTGGATGTTCTTTTAAATATGAATCTAAATTCGTATTAAAATCACCTTCCATTTTAGATACTTTGAATTGAATAAATTCTGCTTCATCTTTATCAGTAATACCTTTACCTAGAATAGTATTGATCTGTTTTAATGATGCATTCTCTTTTTCAATAGCATTATATCTTTCTAATTGTTCCTGTTGCTTTTGAGCTTCAGTCTTTTGGCTTTCTTTCCAATCATTGTAAGCTTTTAATTCATCTTGACTTGGCATTTTCTTTTTTTCTTTTGCTAGTCTTTCTTGAATCATAGTGTTTACTTCTTCTTGTGTGAAAGTCTTAACCTCGTTTTGTTCTGTTGTTTGAGTATCAACATTTTCAGTAATAGTTTCTACATTTTTGACTTCTTCAGCCATATTAATCCTTTCTTTTAAGACATTAAGTTAGTCTCATCCTTACATTTATTGTCGATAAGTTAGACATATTAGTGCCTTTGTAGGATTTGCACCTACTTAATACTTTTAAGGCATAATAAAAGCACTCTATTGAGTGCTATTTGCTTTTTGATGGTTACTCACAATCTTTTTCCATTCATTATCCAATTCTTCTTTTGTCATTTTCTTAATGTCATTAGGTATTATAGGTATTCCATCATATATTGTCTCTATAGTTTTATCCATACCTATATCACCTCCTTTATTTCAAAATTATATAGTTTGGATAATTGAGCAAGAGCTTCCAATTGCCCCCTCTTGCTGTCATTATAGTACATTTTAGTATATTTTTCAACTGCAACATCATATTCTCTTTGAACTATTTTTGTTTTCATCTTTTTTATATTATATGTATATATTGCTCCATCATGTGCTATAACTACACCTAATTTGTATTTTTTTTCAAAAGCAGAATTTATATCATCTATGCTAGGCGGCATACTTAATGGATGATTGTGAATTGTAATTATATCTGAATTTTTCTCAATTGCTTTTCGCATCTGAGGATTATAACTTATATGTAAATCTGTTTTCATATTAGTTTGATATGCTAATATATTACCATCTTTACTATTAATTAGATACATATCCTCTTTCAATGTGTTATCTCTATGACTTAAAATCTTTTGAGAAATATTGTATATTTGATCATTTACCTTTTTATTTCTAGTTATGTTGATTTTATCACTATAGTGTTCACTATTGACAATGTTCCAATTTACCTTGCCTTCTTTATTATTGCCTTTTCTTTCGCTTTCATTTATATTATCTAAACTTATATATTCTCTTGTATAATCTCTTCTTCTATCATTTTCTTTTGTAAATTCATCTAGTCTTTTTGACCATTCTTTTACTTTCATGTTGCTTTTTTTATACATATCTATATCTTCACTTGCTTTGGACATTTCTTTTCTTCTTTTCCATGCCCTTACTCCTCTTTCTAAATATCTTTGTTTTTGTGATATTTTATATGCTTCATTACATTCTTCTTGAGTAAGTCTCTTTTCTTCATTACCTGTATGATCTCCAAAATATGGTTCTACATAGTGTCTACAATTTATTCCATATATTCCTGCTACATCACCATAATCAGCTATTGTTTCCCATTCACTTGCTTTAACTATTGTTCCTTGCCAATCAAAGTGTGTTGGTCTACAGTCTAAGTGCTCACTAAACTTAACATATTCACATCCAGTTTCTTTTACTAATTCTATGTTAATATAACCACTTAATTGTCTTGCACCTGTAAGTATTTCTCTTCTTGCTGTTCCTTCTACATCATAATGCCTTATACTTTGTACTCCATCTTTTTCATATACATAATCTAATGTATCTATTCCTCTATTGGCTAATTCATTTAAACTCTTTCTTATAGATTCACTATAACTTTCTATTCCTGTTGATGTTGCTAAGTATGTTTTTTCTATAATATCTAGATATGCTCTTCTTGTAGCACTTTCTATCATGTTACTCATTTGGATAAACCTTTTAGACATTTCATTATATGCATTATCCATTATACTCATCATTACAGGACTATTTAATATTTCTTTTGGGTTTATCTTTATTTGGTTATTTTTATATGCACTTCTTAATGTATCTAAATCTAATGTGTCTTTAAATACATTCTCTAATGCCTTTTTTATCTCTTCTCTTGAGCGATTTGTATATTTGGCAATAAAATCTATTACCTCACTATTAAATGCTCCCATTTCGTTTAATTTGGCTATTCTCCAATAATCTGAATTAATAAACTCTTCATTGATCTTGAAATGCTCTGCTATCTTAATCAATAACTCTGTTTCTAATTCACTATACATTTTTGTAATTGGTTTTATGGCTTTTTCTATCTTTTTATCTATATTTGCCATTTAAACCACCTACTCTACATATCCAGGTTCTTCACCATTTGATAATGCTTTTTGTTCTTCTTTTATTTCCTCTTCCATCTGCCTTACAAACTCTAGTGCAGTTTTATCATCATACTTGCATACATATCTAAAGTATTCTGCTTTGCTTATTAATTTTGCATTATATTCTGTAAGAGCTTGTCTTTGTATTGATTCTGTATCCTCTATTATTGAATCATCATAATCTACTGATACATTAAACTCTTCTTCTATTCCTATTAATTTTGCTATACCGTAACATAAATCTCTTATTGCATTTGTTATTATGTTTTCTTGCTTCTTTATCTTTCTATATGTGTCAGAATTAGCACTTATTATATTATTTGTATTTATATATGCTTTACCATCTTTAAATCTATAATATTCATGTCCTAATCCAACCTTTGATGTATATAGATTCAACTGTGCTTGTAATGAATCAGTTATTGCTGTTATTCTTAAATCACCACTTGTCTCTGTTACTAATGGATCTCTTTCTTGACCAGGTAATTCATAGAATACTGTATCTGTTGAATCAAATATTGGTGTCATATTTCCTTGACTATCTGTATTGAATTGAACTGCACCACCTTTTACAAATATTCTCTTTCTTCCACTTGATATTTCATTGTCTAAACTATCATATGCAGAATCTATTGATAATACTGTGTCTAATGCATTTGCATAACAACTTATTCCATATGGACTTGTTATGTCAAAGTTATTTACTTCGGGTGTATATAACATTGCAAACTCTGGTACAAATGATTTTGTTGGTATTTCTCTTGTTTTTTCATCTATTTCTTCTTCTATGTATTCACCATTTACTTTTTTATATTTCCTATTGTATATTGTATATCCATCTTCTCTTAGTATATGTGCATTTATTACCAATTTATTACCTGCTATAGACCATAATAAAACTGACTTAACACTATTTTTATCAGCTTCTAATATGATTATTCCTGTAGCATCTATATAATTGATATTTACTACTCCTTTATCTAGATATGGAACCCATGCACCTGTACCTAGTGCTTTTACTAATTGCATTGATTTATTTGCATTAAATAAGAAATCATTTGTCTTTAATATTTCTAATATCTTTTTACCTACATTTTCATTATCTATTTTTATATCTAATTTCTCATTGAAATAGAAATCTGATATGTCTTGGCAACTTTGACTTGGTATATTTAATGTCTTTAATACTTTTCTTGTCTTTTTCTTACCATTATATACATAGTAGTTATGGTCTTTTGTTTTACCTTTATACCATGCTAACCAATTTCTTACTCTTACTCCTTGCTCTTCATCTATTACTGATTCATCATATCCTATTTCTTCTAAAAATTTTACTATTTGTTTTCTTGCTTCTTCGTTCATACAACCTCCTAATTAATCTGCACTAATGCACTCATATATGGTTCTGTGCTATATTCTTGTGCATCTAGACTGTCTATATCTTGTTTCCCATCATCCAATCTTATATCTACTTTGTCTTTTTCCCATATTGCTGTTTTAAATGCTCCAATTAGAGCGCTACAACTTTCTAATATGTAATATTTGTTTGTGGAAAACATCTTGCAATAGAACCTTATTCTATTCTTTATTTCCCCTTTTATTGCATTGTTTATTGGTATTCCTATGTTGTGTTCCCTTAATGCTCTTCTAAATCCCTCTATTAATACTTGCTCTGCACTATCACATCTGATATCAGTTATATTTATATTGGGATATTCTGCTTTTAAATCCATAATAAAACTAACAAATTCTTTTGTTAGTGTTACATCATCTATCTTTTCTGGTATTCTTTTTTGCTTTATTGTTATTATATTTCTAAATTGGCTTGTAAATCCTGTTGCATTGAAACTATGTGCTGATGTACTGCCACCAAAGTCTACACCTATTGTTATGAACTTTAATGCTCTTCTCATATCATTTACATAGTTATCATTTTCATCTCTTTTATTCCAATCACTTATCTTTAATATGTGGTGGTTTTTAAACTCTTGGTATATAGCGCCTTCTGCAACCACTCTTAATCCTAATATATCTCTTTGATACCATAATGAAGCAGGATCATATTGTGATTCTATTTCTTTTCTTCTTTCTTCTGTTATGGCAAGATTATCAGATATTGTAAAATGCATATAGTTATATCCACCTAGTGGCGCTTCTTTTTGCCATTTGTCTATATATTCTGTATATATCCTATCATTAGGATTACTTGGGTTTTGATCCCATAATACTTTTGGCATTTCACTTGCTATTTGTCTACCAAATGCTACTTTGACAAATGATTCTTTTGAGTTATCACTATCATAATGCTCATTTGATTCAGTTGCTATCCATATACCATATGAATTACCTAATATCTTTTTATAACTATCTGATTTACCCCCACCTACAAATATTACTATCTTTTCTCCTGTTTGCGTTTGAATAAATAGTGCTTCATTATCTTTGAATTTTCCCCATCTACATCTACCTTTAAATAAATGCTCTAATCCAAATCCATTACACTCACCTATATTCAGTTTAGCATTTGCTAGTGTAGAACCACTTGCTAAATGTATCTTATCTGGTGTTATCTCAAGTATCATTGCTGCAGCTATACAATTATCTATTGTCTTACCACTCCTTATTGCACCTTCTGCTACATTGAACTTATTATCTAAACATCTATTTATATATAACTTATGTTTATAACTTAATGGTTTTAATGGTATATCTATCATTTGTTATTCTCTTTCTCTTCTGGAGTTATTCTTATTAAATCTGCAAGTGCTGGTAAATTAGCAATGGCTTCTTTAACATTGGAATCTCTTCTATTTTGTAATTCTAATTCTTTTACTTTTAATTCCTTATCCATTATTATTCCATATGCTGTTGCTAAGTCTTTTATATTTGTTAGTTTGTCTATGTTTTCTAACTTATCATCCATTGCTTTGAATATCTTATCTAGTAGTTTTATTTTTGTGTCTTTTCTTTTTTTCATTGCTTCTAATACTTCTTCAGTATTCTCTAATTTTTTTTGCTCACATTTGCTAGCACTTTCAGTATCTTTCAATACCCACTTCTTTACTGTTGTAGGAGATATACCATGTTTTTCTCCTACTTTCTTATAACTACCACATTCTATATATTCAGCAACTATTTCTTTTCTTTGTTTATCTGTTAAATGTTTCCAATTCTTGCTAGGCATTATCATCAACTCCTAGTTTTTATTTCTTTTTCTTTTTAGTTTCCTTTTTAGGTTTAACATGCTTTAATATTTCTTCACCTAACTTATCTAATTCTTCTTGATTTGTTAATGGTGTTATTTGTTCATCATCTAACTTTTCAGCAATAATAAAAGCCATTTTATCTTCTTCTTTGATTTCTTCTACTAAATTACCTACTTCTAATATTTCTTCGAATCTTTCCCTTGTTATTTCTAATACCTTATCTACTGGATAATCTTCACCAGTATATTTGTCTTTGAAATTTTGAATTACTCTTGCTTTCATAATTTTCTCCTTTTCATTTATATAATTATTTGGCACTCTATCTATTATACTTTCCCAACTATCTTCTGGTACTTTATAATTGAACTTTTTATATTCTTCTTCAAATACTCTTCTTGCTATTTCATCTACATTAGACATATCCCAATTACATATTAGATTTGCTTCTTCTGGTATGCCTAATTCTTTATTTACTGTTAATGGTGTTGTTATTATTCTTACACCATATCCTAATGCTTCTTGATTTGTATAGCAATATGTTTCCATATCATTGCTTAATTGAACTACAAAATCAGCATCTGCTATATATGGTCTTACATCTACTCTTGGTTTCATTAAGACTACATTAGGTGAACTTATACCAAAACTTATTGGATTTGAAAATATAGTCCATATATAATGTCTATTATGCTCTGTAGCATATTTATCTAGTGCATTTATCAATTTTATTGTTCTTCCATTATCTTTGGTCTTATCATCTAATCTTCCTGCACTAACTATTCTTATTACTTTTTCTTTTGGTTCTAATGTTAATGGGTTATAACATCTTTCCACTTCAATGTCTTTTCCTATTGTTTTTGCAAATTCTTCCAACTTATCACATGAATATTGTGATACTCCAATAAAATGATTTAACTTTGGGTGATCTATTGGTGGATGATATCCTAATTCTTGATATATAGCATGACTTACAAATGCATAATAGTTGTCTACTGATTCTACATCATCTATCATATCTATATTAAAATTAAAAAATGCCTTATGGCATATTACTTTTTCACCAGGCACTCTTTTTCTACACCTTAGATACTGTCTTAATCTTCTTAATTGGAATCTATCTGCACTATCATAGAATATTGTAATGTCATATTTGTTGTACTTTTTTGCTATTTCATATAAGAACTGCTCTGTGCCACCTATTGCACTAATTCTTTTAAAATAATAAATGTTACCATATATCATATAAGCCCCTTCATTGCCAAATCTGTTAAACTTCCTTCTCTTGGGAAATTGTAATGTTTAGCAACTATGTCTGTGTATATTTCAGTTGGCTCTTTCTCTAACAAATCTTTGTAAAAATAAAAATCCTCTTGTGCTCTTTTATCAATAGGATTTCTTGTATTACCAATAAAGCTTCTTTTCATAAATTTTACAGAACCCACATAATTGTTTCTACTTGATTCTTTATCAACCCTAAATATTGTTCCATCATTTGTTTCTAAATTAAAATATACTAGATCAGTTCCATTTAGGTACACTTCCATTATTCCATTTACCATTTCTGTTATGAAATAATCATCACTACCTAATAGTACAACATATTCACCTCTAGCATAATCTAGTCCTTTGTTCACTGTATATGCTACACCCATGTTCTTTTCATTCCTTAAAAGAATTAAATTAAATAAATCCCTTTGGTTTTCTCTATAGTCTATTAGATTCAACCATGTATTGTCTTTTGAATCATCATCTATAACTATTATCTCTATGTCTTCTCTTTTTGGAATACTTTCTATTGCTCTTATAACTAATTGTTCCTGATTATATACTGGGATAATAACTGTTAGTTTATAATTCATTGTATTCCTCCAATTCTATTTCAACTCTAGGATTGTTCTTATCATAACTCCCTATAGTTGTATATTCTTTTATAACATCATAGTTATCATCTTCTATAATGTTTGAATCTACTAATCCATCTAATAAGAACTTGTCATAATTACCTGGATCATGTCTTCTTTTATCTTTAAAGTAATATGTTACTTTTATCTTACATTGTTTATATTTGGGATTTATTCCTATTGTTTGTAATCTTATTGATTCTGATATTGCTTTCTTATCTTTTTGGTATTCCCAGATATTACTTCTTCCTATGTATTTATTTATTGTCGGTGGTATTGTTTTTATTATTAGTTTCATTTATTATCTCCTGTATATCTTCATAATTTGCCATAATAAAAGAACATATAGCAAATAACATAAAAAATAATAATATTACTATTGTTAGAAATGTTTTCATAATACACCTCTTTTAAAGAGCATTTATTCCCACCTGGCAACTATTTTCTAATTTGCTCTTTGTCTTGCCTCCACCTTTTCAGGTACACCCTTTTTTGTAAAACAAAAAAAGAACGATTTTATCGTTCCAATAATAAAGAAGGTTTTACATTAGCATCTAATAGACACTGTTCCAATGATATAAGGGTTATAACTTAGCCATTTGTTGTGGAATATGGGTTTTATTTGATTATGTTGGCTCTAACATTTCAACACCCACTACCCTTTAACCACATCTAATTTTATATATCACCAGAACACTGCCTACTAAATAAGCAGTGTAATAACATAAAGGGGTGAAAAATATACTAACATATTCTCACAATACCATTATACTAATAAAAAACGGACATTTTATGGACATCTTCTCTTTTTTTGAATTTTATAATATTTAGAATATATTCTTCTGCATTGTCTTTCACTATATCCTACCCTTATAGCTATTATTTCCCATTTTAAATGATTTACTTCTCGTAATGTTATTATTTCCTTTTCTAATGGTTCATATTCTCCTATTATCTTTAATTCAGTATTGATCCATCTTTCTAAATTATTCCTATGTGCATATAATTTGTCTATTTTCTCATTTATTTCTTGTTCTTCTAATGTCTCTACATAATTTAAATATTTGTCTTCTCTTTTTCCACCTTGTACACTTTCTTTTGCTGTATTTACTGCCTGAGGTTGTGTCTTTTGGAATAATATCTCTTTTTGTCTTAATTGATATTCTAAATTATTATCTAATCTTTCTAATTCTTTTTTTGCCTCAGATAATGTCATGTTCCCTCCTACATACCACACATGCTGCTTTTTACTGATATATTTGCTTCTTTCATTTCTATCCTTTTTAATATTTCCTTATATACTTCTACTCTTGTTTTAAGCTCTATAAAACCCTGATGTTTTCTATTTACTTTTTCCCCATTTAAGATTCCAATACAATTATTCATTTCTTCTTTTATGTATCGTTTTATACTCATTAATTCAACCAAACCCCTATCACTTATAATGATTGTCATTTTTATTCTCCTATTATTTTTTCTTTTCTAATCTTTTTGCTTTGCAATATTCTGGATTAGTTTGATATTCCTTTTCATCAATCCATCTTAAATAAACTCCTTGCACATAAGGTTGTTGAATTAGTAGTTGCACATTTTCATCATAAAAGTCATCTACTGCCAATTCTACTAAATTAAATTTTGTTTTTATTTTTAAATAATACATTATTTGTTTCCTTTCTTTCTTTTAACTCTTGTTTTACCTGTATCTAATATATCTATTTCTTCAATTATCTTTACACTTTCATAGTTTAAATCATTCATTAGGTACTGTAACATCATTTCATTCATTACATATTTTTTAATTGTTTCCTCGCCTATTTTTAATTCTACTAGATACATTTTTTCTTTACTCATAGTTCCTCCACACTTAATATTTTTAATATTTGTTTTACATAAAATTGAGCAAATATTTTGTTATTATCTTTAAAATATGCACATATATTGTTTTTATCTTCATATTTAAAATAGAATAGTTTTGATTTGTTTACATTTTCTTCTAACCAATCAAATACTTTAAATAGTTCTTCTTTATTCATCTTTACCAACTCCTTGTAATAAATATTTAAAACCATTTAATCTATCTAAAATCCAAGTATCATCTTTTGTAGGTTGTTGTTTTATTATTTCAATTGTTATATCAATATTATCTATTGCCTTTTCACATCTTGATTTGTAATCTATCATAAGTTTGTTTTGCTTATCTGCTAAATCTTTATAATATTCATAATAGGAATTTAAACTATCATTTTCTTTTTTTAATCTTTCATTTTCTTCTTGTAAATTAGTTAAGCAATCTTTTAAAATAACAATTTCATCAACACTTAATCTTTTATAATCACAATCAATTCTTAAATCTAATATTTCTTTTATTTCATCTTCCATTATTCCTCACCTTTGTTTTCTAATCACATAATTTAAACTCTGTTTTTACTAAAATAGTTTTTGCTTCTAATTTGCCATCTTTATTTCTACTGCCATTATGTAATAAATTAATATCATAAACATAACATTCAAACTTATCTTCAAATTCATTTATAAGTTTTAACATTTGTTCTTCTAATTTTTTCTTTTCTTCTTTTAATTCTTTCATACTTATTCTCCTTTGCTTTCTAAGTTAATATTAAGATAATCTTTAAGATCAGATATAATCAATTCTAAAGTAGTTGATCCCATTTTACTAAATCCATATTGTCCTTGTTGCAAATCACTTACATAAACATTTTCATCTTTAAATATTTCTAATTTATACTTATTTTTCTTAATTACTATACTTTCATGACCAACATATTTACCATATGAATATTTAATATTATTAGAATCTAAAATTTTAATTAATTTTTCCATTACTCATCACCATTGTTCTTATAAAATTTATTATTTAATTTCTCATATAATTTATCTGATATAGGTATTTTATATTCATAATCTTTCTCTAAATCTTTTTCAGGTAATTTATATAAACTTAATTCTAATCCCCATCTTAATTCATCATCAAATTTCATTAAACTTAAATACTTATATATTTTCATATATTCGCCTACCTTTTTCTACATGTTTTTATTATGTAAGTTATTAAACTTTTTTTAGGATTATTTATCAATTCTATTGTTTCTTCTAATTCTTTTATTTTTTCTTTTAATTGCCTTATTTCATAAATTGCATCATAGTACTTTTGCTCATAATCATTTTCTTTGTTTTTCATTTATTTTATCCATTACCTTTGCTATGTTTATCCCAACTTCTGTTAGTTCTTTTTCTGAATATATTAAATTATGCCTATTTAGAATTAACATTTGAGAATTAGACACTAATGCTAAATTTTCTAATGTAATGTTGTGTCTATTCCCATCTTTGAATATAACCTTATAACCTTTAGGTATTTCACCATATGCTTGTTCCCATATCAATCTATGTTTTTGTTTCCAATTATGTTGCTTTGCACCATCTTGTACTTTCACATATAAGAATCCTTCATCATTCCTATTAGCATGTGTTTTCCATTTTTCAGTTCCAATAGGATCACAGTTCCATGATTTACTGCCTTTTTTAAATGAAGTCTTATTTGGTTTCATTAATCCCTTAGTACCTTTATTCCAACTTTTTTGTCCTTTTTCAAATCTTCCTGTTAATCCAGAATTAAGTTTATGATTACCCCTAAAAGTTTTAATATTTCTAGCTGTTAAATTAGTTTTGAATTTTTCATTAAATAAATCAGCTAGTTCCTTTGCTGGTCTCATATAATTGTTATCTATTAAAAACTGCTGCTGTTCTTCTGTATATTTAATCATTTTTATCACTTAATCTTAAAACTTCATTTACATTGCCAATTCCATATTCATCTGCATATTTTTTAGCATCTAATATTACTTTTGCATTATTAACTATTGCTGTACTAATCCCTGTAATAGCTTTAGCTCTTTGTAATTCTTTATTAAATGCATCACTGTCTTTTAATTCTTCATCATCATTTAGTCTTTCTAATTGCTCAAATAAATAATTGTTCAAATCTGATAAATTATTTTTCACCTTTCCACCTCATGTTCTATATTTTTATAATATTTCTTTGACCATTTTAATTAAGTCTTTGTATATCCTAGTCTTTTTTACATATACATCTACTTGCTTTTCTTTTTCATAAAAATCTGTTTTAATTAATAATCTTGTTAGTTCATCAATGACATTTTCTTTTTCTTTCTCACTCATTGCCATTTGACCACTCCCTAGATATTTGAGAATCTAATATTCTCATTTGAAGTTTAATAGCATTTACATTTTCTTGTGATGTCTTCCATAATATTTCTGCACTATCTCTTTTAAATCTTTTATCAGCTACTGCTTTTACTCCATAGACCACTTTATCAATTAGTGTTACTGCCATACCATTGTCTTTTAATTTTAAGCATTCCTGATTTAATGTTATTTTATAGTCTCTTTCTGCTTCTGCATAATCTTTGCCATACTTTGCCATTAGATTTATTCCTGTAGATAATTTCTTGTTTAGATTGTTTAATTCATTTATTAAATCTGCGCCTATCATAATTACCAACCTAAATCTTCATCAGATAATTCTATTTCATTCCCAAAATCTATAAAGTCTTGATCTGGATTCTTATTTTCTTCAACTACTGCTTTTTTAGATTCACTTTTCTTAGTATCTAAATATTCAATACCATTAACAAATACAAATGTCTTATATCTTTTATTTCCTTTATCATCATCATAACTTTGTACTCTTAATGAACCATCAACTAATAATTGGCTACCCTTATCCA